AGTGCAGCACTCGTCGCTGCATCACCGAGGAACAGGCCGCGGGAAAAGATGACGTGGCCACCGTCGAGGGGCGTAGTGTTGCCGCCCGTAATGGTATTGATATTATCGACCGTAAACCGCAGTGGCGTATTGGCCGCTATTCCGGCGTGTCGGAAGCCCCAGGTCTTGTCGGCGTCATTGAAGGCAAAGGCCAGGCCTGATGTGCTGTCTCCGGTTGCCACCCAGGTGAGGCTCTCGTCAATCGCGCGATGCAAATGCGTCACGAAGTCATTATTGCTGCCGAGCCGCGACTCCAGCTTCAGATCGGTGCCGATTGTCCCTCCCGGCCTGATGAAGGTCGGATGGGCATCAAGCGTATCGACAGGGTTTATGTTGCCGATGACGATCGAGTTGGGACTGAAGAAACTCGGCTGGCTGCCCTCGGTGTAACCACCTATGAGGATGGAGCCGTTGCTAACCTGGTCGAAATAATAGGGAAAGCACAGCCGGTATTCCTTGGGAGTTATACCATCGCTCTCATTTGGCCACGGCGGGGTGCCCGCATAAATGTCGGGGTTAGCCGGGCTGTTCATCCAGAAAGTCCATACATCCCGGCTTTGAGCATGCCCTTCCGGCGGTATGGTGGGAGCGAGCGCCTCGTCGATGCAGACATAGCGCTTGCTCAGGATCGGCGACGGTCCGAGCGCGTAGCTGCAAAGCCCTTGCCTGGCGTTTTGGTCGGCATGGTGCCCGATGTGGGTGTTGGCGATCAGCGCACTGTCACGCACGCCGGAGCGCCCGTTGTTGTTCACATCGCAGGCGATGAACGTTCCGGCATTAACGTCCGGCCCATTGATGTAGAGCCCGTCGTAACCGTTGCCGTAGAGTGCGCAGTGGGCGATGTACTGAATGTTGGCGTTGCCGTAGGCCCACGGCTTGGTAGCGAGCGTCAGCGCCGCCGCCTGCACATAAATGCCATGCACCGGAAAGCCCTGCACGCGGCAGTGCTCAATGCTGCAGGCAGCACGCACCCAGATGCCATGCCCGATGCCGTGGTCTGGATTGTCTGCAGCGGCAACGTAGTCCCATTCCGTCACCGGGGGAACGCCGCCGCTTAGGCTTTTCAAGTATAAATGGCGGATGGTCGAGCCATTGGCTCCCGACGTGCCCGGTGTTGCGCCACCCTCGAAGCTGGTCAGGTAGTTCACGGTGATGCCGGTAATGCCTGCGGCAAATACCAAGCGCGTCGAATAGGCATTCGCCGTGCCCTGCGCATGACCGGTGAAGATCATGGTCTTCTTCATCTCGATGGTGCGAGAGAAGTAGCAATGCCCGTAGGGGAAGATGATCTCCGGGCCGCCGGAATAGACCGTGCCGCCAGACTCGTGCGGCACGGTAATGGACGCCATCGCATTCTCGATCGCATCACTACAATCGAAGAAGTTCGCATGGCCGACAGTGGCCGCGGTGCCATCACGGATGGCTGCGTGGTAAGCGACCGGGATGAAATCCAGGAGATAAACCTGCTCTTGCATGCGCTGCGTAACCGGCCATGCAATGGCTCCAGTCCATGGTGGCGTAAAATCGCCACCGCCGCCCTCCTCGATATCCGCCGTCCATTCCGCCAGCGTCTTGGTGCCGTCCGCCGTTGCTGTAACCACCGCTTCCGACAAGTCGAGGCCGGCAATGTCCTCGTCCATGAGCATGCTGTCGGCGACGTCATCCATCTGCCCGCGCAGATGCGCGGCTGAGATCAGCCGCTCGTTATTGTCAGGGAAGTCTGCCGAATTCTCGGTCTTGAATTCAGCACGCGTTTTGACTGCCACCCTCAGACCCTCGTGAAGCGCAGGTTGTAGATATCCTTGATATTCGTGCCGTTGCGCACGTTGGTGTTTGTCACGTTGTCGGTCAGGCACATCGAGATATTCCAGGTGCCGATTACGTCGGCGCCGGTCATGTCGATCACGCCAGACAGCATCTTCCAGCCACTGGCTGGATCGAACGCCACCGGCGTGCCCACGAATGTCTCGGTTCCAATCGCGCCTGTCGAGGTGTTGAAGTTCACGAAGGCCGTTGCCGTCATACTGGCCGGAATAAGCTTTATGAATTGCGATCCGCCCCCGTGCTTCACCGTCAGATGCACCTTGACCGCGCCGCTGAAGTAGGTCGCCGAGGACACGGAGAACGTGATCTGCCCAGTCACACTGTCGTTGATGTCGGCCCAGCGAACGGCATTGGTCCCGCCGTGCGGATCGGCAGTAGTTCCTGTCAGCGTGCATGATGTGCTGATGACATTCAGCCCAGTCGTCGCCCCGGTAGTCGCATAGGCTCCGATCAGCGTGTCGGTCGTGAAGCTGCCGGTGACGACGTTGCTATTGCCCGCTGCGGCCTGGTGCGCGAGGCAGACCTTGTAGCTCGTCGCCGCCGTCAGGCCGCGTACCAGCACCTGCTTCGCACCCGTCGACGTGATAGCGAGGCTGGCATTCGGGGCTGCCGCCCCTGCCGCATCCGTGCCTGCCACGATCTGCGCCGCACTCGGCGTTGCGGCCGCCGAGGCCACAACAACGGCATACAGCGTCCCGCTGTTCGTGCTGGTCGTCGCCTGACCCCACACGAAGATATCGCTGAAATCCACGGCACTCGCGCTCGTCAAAACGGGCGCGGCCGTCACCACCGGTCCCAGCGCATTACTGTTGGCAGACCCCGACCCATCAGCATTGGTCGCGGTCACCTGGCAGTCGATCATCGCCCCGACTTCGCCGAGGAGCAGCGTATGCGTGCTCGTGACCGCGCTGGGGATATCCACCCCATCCTGCCGCCACCGGTAAGTATAGCTGGTGGGTGAGTTGCTCCACGTTCCGGTCGTCACCGTCAGCACGTCGCCGACCGTCACGGTCCCGCTCGCCACCGGCGCGACGCTGTTGACCGGCGGATTGCTTGGCGCGCCTGCCTGCCATCCGATCGGGAAGATGTCCCGCCGCCGCGGCCGCGCAGTGCGCGCCATCAGGTAAGCTTCCGCAGCAGCGGATAGAGATCACAGGTCACGGTCGACCCATCCGCATTAGTGAGTGTCAGCAGTCCCTGATCATCGACATCCATCGCCATAGCTGAGACACCCGGCATGCCGCGCTCGCCTTTTCCGGCAGCGCCGCGCTCGCCGGCATTGCCGCGCTTGCCCTGGCTCGCGATCAGTTGCCAGCCCTCACCAGGGCAGGCGCCGGGATCGTCCCGCCGGGCCGCGAATGAGGCGCCGCCCAGCGCCACCACATCCAGCGCCTGATAGCTCTCGCCCTCCAACCACGTGCCGCGAATAACAAACGAGCGGCCGTCGACGCCATCCTTCCCGGCTGGCCCCTCCGGCCCCGGATCGCCACTCTCGCCGCGTTCGCCGGGAGCGCCGTCCTTGCCGTCGACGCCATCCCTGATCATGCGCAGGCGATCGGCGAGATCGTGCTCGAGCGCCATCATGCGCATGTCGGCTTCCGCGACCTTGGCGGCCGCCGTTGCCAGGACGGCCTCGCTACGCTCCTTGACGAGATTCAGATCGGCTTGTGAGCGAGCAACGATGATGCCGAGCGCGCGCTCGAGCGCTTCAGTGTAGTGTCGCGTATTCGTTGATGCGCTGGAGGATTTCATCGGGATTATATTCCCGCTGCTGCTCATCCTCGCCCTCGCTTTCGTCGTCTTGTTCCTGCGGCTGCGCCTGCGCTTGTGGTGGCGGCGCCGGCTTGTTCGGATCGGGAGGTTTCATGTCAGTCCCGAAGGACAGCGGGACCACCTGTTGCTGCACGCGCGGTTCCTTGCCGTGACCGCCAGGCACGGCCGGCAGATCCTCCGAGGCGCGCGCCTCGTCTGGCGAAAAGATCCCCGAGATCACGCCGCGTGCCAGCGCCTCGATGCGTTCGCGATGCGCCGAGCGCAGCAGCGCCGCGGTATTGAGTTCCAGATATTCGTCAGGCCATCCTTTCAGGCGGAATAATTGGCCGAAACTTTCCTCGATATGATTGAGGCAAAATCCGAGGCCCGACGCGATCCAGCTTTGCATCAAGAGCTCAGTCGACGCGAATGTTGTGCCGCCGACGCCGAGCACCGCCAGCGGCATGCGGAACGCCAGCGCCACGTTCTGATCCGACATCTTCAGGAGATCGGCTAGCTGCCCGTCGCTCGCGCTCATCGTCTGCTGCTTGGCCTTCAGGCCCCAGGTCAGCAGAGGCGTGCCGCCGGCGCCGGCGCCGCGCGTCTGCGCGTCCCAGGCGGCACCGAGCTCGTCCCGTTGCGCCTTGGTGAATTTCTCGTCGGTCTCGAGGATGTAGCTGGGCTTGGCCTGGTTGAGATAAAACTGGATCTGCTGGTTCAGCGCCGCACCGCTCATTGCCTGATCGAGCGCCGTCGCCAGGATCGGGGAAACGCCTTTCAGCGGATGCTGTGGCGTATGCAGCCGCACATGTAGAACATCGCGCGCTGGTATCGGCGCCGAGAAATCCAGGCGCTGCTCGAGGACCTGGTTGCCCTGGAGCGAATAGAACACCGAACCGTCTTCGGCGATCTGTGGCGTGCTCT